CAAACTTGGGAATGGAATCTTTAGATAGCTCAGGCACATCACGTTCTCTGTTCCAAACATTGATCTGTGCAAAGTCATCTGGGTGATAAGGACGCATCATGTGAAGCTCCTCGACACCGCTTGTTTGTTCAGTCCGGCTTTTACGCCAACTTGTAACGCGAGTGCAGAAAGAGCCATGCTCTCTCCAGGATCTGTAGAAGTGTCCTCTATGGTTAGTTGAATTGCCTGACACTTTTGCCTCTCGAAATTTAGTCTAAATTGATACAGCGGATAATCTCCCCCGTAAGGAGAGGAGTCACCGTACGTTGCGTCCGCCCCGTAAACCGATATATCAAACACATCTTCTGGGTTGATAGTGGCTACTTGAGTTGGATTGGGGTTAAAGTCATAGGCAACGCTAACTCTCAGCGTGTGTGCGCTTTTGAACTTACCCAAAATCAAAGCCTTGTAGACCCGCTCATAGCCTTGAAGTCCAGCCATCGAGATCCAACCGGTCTTAAGTTTCAGTTGGGCAAGCTGTCCATCGTCACTGAACACGGTTTCAGACTCTTTTAGAATCTGTGCGTTGTCTCTTAGGTAGACGTAATTAGAGCGCCACATGGTAGCGTCGACTTGCTCCCAGTTATCAAACACGTTCCACTGATCCACGAAGTAGTCGTAAACCAAGACTTCACCGGTATCTAAACCGAAACGCACCTGGTTAACCTTGGACGCCAAAATAGAACTAACAACGGTACTTGAGTTATACGCATCCACATCGGACCCAACGTAGGAACATTGGAAGGACCGATCTAGCAGATAGATGCCCTTTTCCGACTTAAACATGAGACCATTTGGCATAGACACAATGCTTTTTGGGTCTTTTAGTCCCACGTCGGTATTAATTAGCTGTGGTTCGGTAAAGTCGTTTTGAGCACCAGTGTTGTCTGGGCCCGTTCCGTTCATTGAATAAATGGACCGAGACTTAAATAGGATAAGGCTATTATCCATTGGCTCTGCAGCGAGTAGTTTTCCGCCTCTGGAATCAACGTTCCACGTGAAACCTAGTCCAAACTCACATGGGGATCCGGCAACCATCTGTTTAGAGTATTCAAACGAGCTATCGTCTTCTGATACGACGCTGATAAACCGGCTTTGGAACGAAGATAGGTAGCGAGGAGCGCTTGGGGCAACGTTTTCTACTACGTCACCAGTTGTATAAAGCTGTAAGTGCGTGATCAACACGGCATCTGTCGTATTGTCGGCGATGGTAACCGTGGACGCCGAGGTTGTATTGGCTGTGGTCTGGGCAATCGTAGCCTTGGACATGTAATACACAGTGCCGTTGGCTTCGGTTCGATACACGACAATGTTTACGTTCGATTTGTCGGTAAGGTTAAGCGTTGGAACCACCAACGTGACTTGGTGACTTGCCGCTAAGGTAATGGAGGCGGACAGAGACGGAGCGCTTCTGTGTACTTGCCCGGCGTTGTCTATCCACTCATAGGTAACGATGTAACCGTAAGTGCCTGCAGAAAGAGATCCTGCACCTGCGTCGGTTAGGATTGGTTTCTCTGGAAACAGATTGAAGTTCTGCTCACTCAGAGTGCGGCCATCGTATTCCCATACGATTCCACCAGCTAGTAATAGCGTATTAGACAATTCAATCGGACTAATTGCCTTAGACGAACTGAAATTATACGTAGCTAACGACGAACCGTACTGAAAGAAACTGCCCGTGTCTGTCGTATATAAGAACGTGGCCTTTTCAAAAGAAAAATTGATGGCGCCGTCCGCGTCCGTCCACGCTTCTGGCAAGTTCATCACGTGTGCAAAATTGTCAGTATATGATGTTCTTCCCAAAGACTCTTCTGGTGCGAACTTACCAATGACGTGGCCGTTGCAAACTAAGAAGCCAGTGGACTGCAGCCCAGCATCTTCACTACCAACTATTCCACTTCGGTAACCGAGCGGAATGCAGTGCTTGGTTCTGTCTAAAATATGGAAAGCTTTGCCAAGAATGCCAACGCTTCTTAGGTAAACATCGCTAGTTACAGTGCCTATGTTGTTTAGGTTGGCCTTACGAGTAATGTTTAAATACAGCTTACTGGCGTCTACTACTTCGTAGTACAGGTTGCCTGTGCCGTTATCGCAAATGCCGGTAAAGTTTTTTACCAATGAGATTGCTTGAACGGTAGTTGCGGCTAGGTATTGATTTAAAAACGCATCAACCACTTTATATTTAAGAGTTGTTCCGTCGTAAGACGCTAGCCAAATTTGGTTTAAAGTCTTATCTGCAAAGATGTTAACCCCGGCATCGCCGTCCATTCCACTTTCTGTGACAATAGTGCTCTGTTGCTGTTGCGGGTTCATGGTGACGTAGGAAATTCCACCACCTGACTTAGCCCACACCACATACATCTTCGTGTTAAGCACACAAACATCAAAGAAGTAGTCTGTCGTATCAATCGTATTGGTAAACGTAACGGCTGTTGGAACGGTAGTGGGATTAGCGATAGCGTAAGGGATGTATTTTAAAACCGCGCCATCGAAATAGAACACAAATACGAATTGTCCCAACGTGATTGGCTTAGCTACGAGTGTTCCAGTCCCAATTTTGGTAGATGATAGCAGTGTTGCGCCTGTTAGGGCGTCAAGGGACTTAAAATAGCTCTCACCGGTCGAGTCGGTATACGTAAGTACAATGATTCCAGCTGGGTGATACGCGGAATTGGACGTGCGAATGTTTAGACCATCAGCCTGAAGTGACTGTGTGGACAAGTCGCACTGAACAAACGCACTTGAGACTAAATAGTTTTGTTGTTTCTCACTTGAGTAACTACTAAACCCAACGTCAGTGATTGAGAATAACTGGTCTTGAAACGTGCCGATGCCATATCCTGCAGTAGACGGGGCTACTAACTCAACAGATCCGTTCTTCTTTTTAATCTGCCCAGGACTTGTGAACGTGGCGTTGTGTAGTTCCGCAAGCTTTCCCAATGGGATCTGCTTTTCGTCTACCTTAGTCTCCACGCCTTGCGTGAAGCTTATCGACACGTTCTGCTTCTGTAGAGGCATTAGAGTACCTCGTATGCGACCAGTTTCATGTAGTTAAACTGTATGGCACCACCAGAAATAACCTGCACCTGAAGTTTATAGTTGTGAAACCCAGCGGACGCTCCGTCGTCTATGAAATCAATAGCGCTTGGTGCGGTAGCTGCGTATGGCTGGAAGTACCAACTTGCGAAAGTGACTGAAGCATCTCTCACCATGGTGATGTAAAACACGTTGCCGGCAGAAGCGTTGATGGCCGCCTGGCTTGCTGTTCCATCCGGCTGCAGCATGATTCTTACTGGGCGACCAGTAGTCGTTATGTTTACCGTGGCGTTAGTAACGTCTACAGGTGCTCCTGAAGATGTCGAAAAAGTTCCAGTGCTTGAGCTTTTGACTACCGATTGGCCAATAATAGTTACGCTTAAATCACCAGTGGTAGACATGGTAAGGAAACCGGCGGCAGAAGGCAGGCCAGTGGGAAGCGTAATAGTGTAGTCAGCACTCAACGGATTTGGAGCTTCTAGCGTAATGCCGTTCGCGCTAGCTCCTGTATCCCTAATCGTTACAGCACCACAGTCCATTAGACCGGCTTCGTCAGTGTCCTGCCAGAATGTATAAGTAGTCGTTCCGGACGTATAAAACACTGTAGCTGTGGAAGAACCGTAGTCTCCGCCAATACCACCAATGCTTGCAGCGTTTAGTGCTCCGCCCGCAGTTAATTGGATTTGGGTGCCGTTGCCGTCGTTATAATAGAGTTCCCCTACTGCGGAATATAAACACGACACGTCGGTGGATAGACCTAGGGGAGAGCCTTGATCTTCAAAACGAGTGGACCGAAAGTCAGTACCGTCAAAGCCGTTGAAAGTTAGAGCGCTGTTTAGACTGATACCGTCAGAAGGAATTGGAAGTCCTTTACCTAACGTGTGGTTATGCGCATCCACTGCAGTAAAAGCTGTATTGTTCTCTGTGGCGTATTCGGGTCCTGTAGTTACCGATACCGTTGGTAAAGTAAGATTCATGTATGGGGTAACGGACATATCGGCTCCTTAGAAAAAATAGATGTCTACGGTTACAGTACCGGATGAGTTTAAAAAGTAAGTTAGTTCAGGTTGAGTGTTAGCGTCCTGGGTGTCCCACACGTTTTGATTCGCGTTCTTTCTAGTAATTATAAACCCTAATGGCCGTCTTCCTAGCTTGTGGTTAACAGTATTTAACCCAGACACAAGGGACACCGAGTTTACAAAGCTTCCAGAGATGAGCGGGTTAGAAACTACCTGGTCTATCGTATTGGCCAGGTTCGACTGGATCATGTTTAAAACACGATCTGACGAATTGATTCTTGTGGGCTTAGACAACACCGAAACCACCATTGAACCCGTTTAAAGAGAACGATGTATCGGACACTGTTTGAGGATTGCCCTGGTCTCGGTTTTCTGCAGCCGCTTCGATGCGAGCAATGAGCGCTTGCTTCTGGGCCATAAGAACGCTTACGTCAGATTCTTCTTTTTGTAAGCACTTAATAGCAGCGTCTACAATGATGTACTCAAGCCAACCGGAAACCCCAGTAGCTTCGTCTGAATCGGATACCAGTTCATCTAGTTTTGGCACATACCAAACGCGGAAGTTCTGGCCGCCCGAAGCAAGTGGGGTAAGCCAAATAGAATCGGCGCGTAAACGATACCGAACGTTAGTCTGTCCATACACCAACTGAATGTTAGGCGCGTTCCATTGGTTTCGTTCTGCAAACATAAACGGCTTAACCGAGATCCAACCGCTGGGGCTAGACCCTATCTGCACGTCTAACCCTAAGAACTTATAGAAGTCTGCAGGAAGTGGGTAAGCTTCTAATACTCCGTCGGAAGTAAAAGAGTAAGGGGAGGCTACGAAGTATTCATTCCCGTATTTCTGTACAAGAATGTCATACAACTCAAAATAGCTTTGATTGATATAAGACGTGAGCTCTGAATCTGAAATGAAACCTGAGGTTTCCATGTCAGAGCGTTGTCTTACAGCTGTTTGAAGTTGTGCGAGTGTTAAATTTCCACCGGCCATCGTAGCCCCCTATTGTTTACTCTTGCTCTTCTCCGCCTTCGGCGTGAGGCATAGCATCGCACATCATAAAGAAGGATTTCATCGCATCGGCCAGAGCCATAGCGCTTTTGGAATCCATCGCTCGGATGATGTCTTCCGCTGCAGCCTTGAGTCCCTCACCGTCCGCGTCTACATCCTCTTCAGGAAGCATATTCGAAGCGGTTTCTTTTCCGTCTTTATTCATACGAGCCATCAAGATTGTGGCTATTTTCTTTCTTGGATCTGGAACGATCATATATCCCCCTTAGATCGCAGTAGAGTTGCTAAGGTCGATCTGCAATCGGAGTTGTTCACCCGATCCAGGATCAACAGCAGCGCCTGCGAAATCCAAGAACACGATTTGGAAGCTTTTGCTTGCAAGCGTAGCAACCGCATCGGCCTTGATGTAAGGATTTTCTACGTGAGTAGGAGTGCCAGACGCCAAAAACGTGCTGTTGCTAACGTTGAATAGTTTTACATAGCTGTCTTGAAGGACAATCGTGTAAGTGCCAACGCCGTTACGCGTGATGCTTGCAACGCCTTTGGAGTTAACAGCGCTCAATGTAGGAGCACCGGTAGAACCAATAGCAACGCGAGCGAATAATTGAACACGGCCTTTTTCTAAAGCCTGACTGAATTGGTTGAAAAAACGATTTGCCATGAGAGTCTCCTTTGGTCCCTATAGACCTGGGCGGTTTACTGCCGACGTTAGCCCCCTAACGCCAGAGTGAGTTTCACACGATTGTGATTCCCTGTTCTTTTCTAGATAGTCCACAGCCTTCAACAACAGCGTTGGATCGTCTTGAAAATTTCCTAAACCTACATTGCAATTATGACACAGCAACGCTCGTATCATCCTTGTTTTGTGACAGTGATCAATGTGTAAACGCTTCTTAAGATCGTCTTGATGCCTTTCACAGATTGCACATCTTCCATTTTGTTCTTCAAACGCTTGTTCATATTGAGTCGGCGTGATTCCGAAATGCCTTTTTAAGTTGTATTGCCTATTACGGTGCCTGTTCTTTTTCCGCCATTCTCTCGCTAGCGCGTTATAGACATCCCGCTTTTCTTCTCTCCATTTGTAAGTCGATTGATTCTTACACAGCTTACAAATCGAGTACCGACCGCTTGGGTGATTCTTGTCCTTAAAGAAATCGTCTAACGGCTTTTCTACTAAACACTTATTGCACTTCTTCATCTGGTTCATCCTCCGGCCAGTGTTTTATCACCAACCGGAGGATAATAACCAGACTTATTTACCTAGAGAGGTAAGCGCTTGATATTATTAAGCACTTAGCCCGACGTAACAGTTCCACCCAGGCGCGTTCGTGCGTAACTGCGCGTAGTAGCCGACTCGAACTTCACCAGCATCCGAGTTGTAAACACGCAGCATTTCAAGTCCGTCGCCGTAGCGCAGGATTTGAGGAGCTTCGCCGAGGCATTCTAGCTTCCACGTATCCATTTGGAGTAGGTAAGCAGTTTGCGCCGGGCAGTTACGATCCGGGAAGCACTGGATTTGGGTGTTAGCACCGTTGACCAGGATTCCGCGGAACGCGATTTCAGCTGGACCTTTTAGGTCGACGTACTGAACTTTAGCTCCGAGCGACTTTTCAAGGGCCGCGTAGGAAGCATAGTTCATCACGCACTTGCTAGGACGTCCGCCTTCGCGAGCAACTAGCGAGCTAGCATCGATCAACGCTTCTTCGATAGACTGAGCCGACCCGTCGTAACGGACGCCGCCTAAGCGGGTCACATCGACAGAGCGGTCAACGCCGAAGAAAGACGTGCTGGAAGGAGCCGATGCAGGCACCCAAGCGGCAAGTCCTTTGATCTTCAAGTTAACGTCACCTTGCACAAGCAAGTAGTCGTTAGCAGTCCATCCCGAAGGAGTAGCTGCAGAGCCGCCTAAGCCAGAGCTAGCGACAGTGACAGTTCCAGCGGAACGGTTAACCGCGATCACGTAACCAAGAGCAGCACGAGGAGTGCCGCCGTCAGTGGCGTTCGCTTGGAGCGTCATGTTCACTTCGAACTGAACAACGTCAGAAACGGAAGCAAGCGTGATGACACCAGTGGAGATAGATCCGATTTGGCCGATAGACCCAGTGCCGCTGCGGAATAGCGCAGAAGCTAAAGAGTTGGAAGCCGAGCGGATAGCTCCGTCGATCAAGACCTTGGCACCTTCTAAGAAGGCCATTTTATCGGTCTTCGAAGCAAGCATGGTCTGGTTGTCGATCGTAGCAATCGAGTAATCGCTGGCGCGAGTTAGCAAGAACGATTGGATCTGCACAGCCGTTTGGTTGGCTTGAGCATTCGCAAACGTCGAGCTTCGGCCTTGCGAAACGCCCGAGATGATCGGAATGGGTTTGTACTTACCACCGAAGTCCGTGGACTTGGGGACCATGGCTAGGAATGGGTTGTCACTGTAAACTAGGTTTTCCACTACCTGTCCGGAATACAATTCCTTCAGGGCAGCGTTCATCGCTGTTAAATCTAACGTGGTAGATACACTCATTGTGTAACTCCTCCATATTTTTTAAATTGAATTTAGTTAGGAGACTAAGCCCAACGCTTAATTTCCTAAGACTGCTAACGCTCTTTGAATCCGGTCTTCTTCTGTCTTTGCAGGCAGAAGCGACGGGGCGCTAGAGGTCATGTTATTGGACAGGCCACGCGGCTCTGCGGGTTGTGCACCCTTTGTAGGACTAGCCTCTGTGGATTTGGTTTGGAGCTTTGAGCTGAGTTTTTTTGTGGCTAGCGCCTTCTCTACTTGCTCTTCCAGTTCCTTTTCCAACAGGTCGGCTGCTTCTTTCATTCCTAAAATCTTTTGTGTGGCTTCGAAATGCTTTTCGATAGTGTCGAAGACCATGTCTTGAGCGCCGTAAAAGTTAATTAACTCATACGTCTCAGAATTTTCGTTTAGATACGTCTTTAAATCTGTCTTAAACGATTCGATAGCCTGGGCAATTTGTTCTTGTTGCGCCTTAGCTGCGTTTTCTTTTTCAATTCGCTGTTGTTCTTCTACAGACTTAAACTTTTGCTCGAACTTTTCTTCGATAGACTTAATCATGTGCTCAGGCGTGGGCTTACCCTGATTAAGAGCAAACTCGGTAGCACGGTTGTAGTCTTGTCCGAAGTACTTAAGGGCTTCTAGTGGATTGCCAGACTTACGAACCGCGTCCGCTTCGTTTAGTTTGGCTTCCATGGCTTCAAGACGCTTTAGCAGTTCAGATTGTTTTGCTTCAGCGGCTTTAAGAGCTTCTGTCTTTTGAAAGATTAGCTTTTCTTTTTTCGCCAGCGCTGCGAATCGCTTGGCAGAATCGTCTTTTACTTCAGGCTTTGTTTCAATTGGCGCAGTTTTAGGCGCCGGATCTGTTCCGGTAAGTGTTTCTGGTGTTGCTGGTGCTACGACGACTTCTTCCAAGAATCCCCCAAATGTTTATTATGCCACAGCTGGCACATTAGGAATCATGTCATTTTGCGGTTGAGCCATTGGTGCGGCTTGCGGCTGCACCTGCACTGGTTCCGGCGAAACAATTCCATCGAATGCATCTAACTGCGAAAGATACGTGCGAATCATGTCTAGTTTTTCTTCTTCCAGACCGTTTGTCTTTCCGTCAGCATAGTATTGCAGAGCTAGTTCTCTGGCCAGTGGTAAGTCATCGAACTCCTCTGGAGCGGTATACACACCCTCTTCCACGATCTTTTCCATAGCTTCGTGAATAACTTCCTCTTGTGAGTTAGCTAGGTCTTCAATCTGCTTTAAATCTGGGAAGTCGAGGAGCCGTCTACCTTGACGCGGCGAGATAAGACCGGCTTGCATGTACTCTTGGATCGTTTGGAGACGCCCAGCTGGGTCACTAGGTAGTGAGCTAACGGGATAACATTGAGTGACGTAGTCGGACTTATCCATTTCCACGTCTTTCCAGTCGATTTCTTTTAGGAACTTATCGCCCTTGGAAATAACACTAAACGAGCCTTCCTCTTCTGCAATCTGCTTAGCCTCATCCACTGCCAAATCTGCCATGTTGATGAATAAGTTTTGAAACGACTGGCCCACCACCATGAAACGTTCGGTTTCAATGTCGTTATATTCTCGTAACGCCTTACCGCTGTTTAACCCAGCTGGTTTTTGACTGGTGGCGGATAGTTGGCTCACCCCTGCTTGTTCGAACCCTTGGTTCTTTAGCGTCTGCAGGTGCTGGTACATCTCTGGTGCCACAATGGGGGGCACAACGTATTCGGGCTTAGTACCTGAGTAGGTGACGATAGCGCCAACGTCGTTATTTAGGTGTTCTTTAACTACCTTGGACCCGTTTTCTAAGAAAATCTTAAAGCTTCCGGCCAAGTGGAACGAGCGTTGGATGATCCATAGGATCTTATTGATTTCCAACTGAATGCTTTGGATTTGTTCTACTAACCCTTGTCCCCAGAATCCATAAAGTCGTTTAGACCAGTGAAAGAACGCGAACGGGAAGCTGTCGCGAGTCCATTCTTCTGTGAATAAAATGCCGTTACCGATGCTGATAACGTGGATACCGTCCTTTGCGTCGGGTCCACTGGGCAAGTGAAAGGATTCTCTGACTGTGATGACGTCAGAAATGTTTTCGTATCCACCGTTTAGGTTGATAACTGGTGTGGCGCATTCGGAGATGATTCTCTTTTTATTCGGGAATAGCTCGGCTAGCACTTGTCGGTCTATGTTCTTTACCCGATGCATCTGCCGAGGCTTACCGTAGTAGCCTTCTTCTTCATCCACGAAGATTTCAGATGCAAGCACCCGTTCAAATTTGACTCTGCCATAGTGGGTAAAGCAGTGAACGATGCCTGTACCAAATACGCATGCGTCTCTAAAGACTTGGTTACCCAGTTCGTAAGCATCGTTTTCGTAAAACACGCCGTCTACAAACTGGTTTAGCTTCTTAGCGCGTCTTTGTTTTTTGTAATCCCCGCCGTCAGTTAGAAAGAGTGGCTTTGGTTTGTTCTTAGCCATCTTTGAAGAGACTGTATCCACCACTGCTTGGCAGATGTTGTAGGTGACTCTGTCTCGGATTGAAGATCCGCCGTTGTTACGGGAAGTGGTGATGCCGTTTAGTCCGACCATGGAAATGTTTCCATATAGCCGGGCGGACATGAGCATTTGGTTTTGTCTAACGCTTTGGTGCGTTTGTAAAAAGTCGATAGTGCCGGTGATGGCTGGGTACATTTCTTCTTGGGTAAGTGTCCACCAGCGTTTGTTGTTAGATACTTCTTGGGTTACGGCTGGGTTATCGCTGAAGGATCTAAAATCAATTGCCATCGTCTGATTCCTTATCTGTGGCGAAAGGACTGGACCACATTAGTAGTTCTTCGGTGGTCGGAGTGTCTTTGATGCTCTGTGGTAAAGAAGGCTGATCGGGTGCACCCACCCGCGCGTCAAATTCTAGTTCAATGTCACCGGATTTAATTCTTTTCAGGCCGTACTGCTTGGCTAAGTCGCAAAGGTCTTTGATTTGTTGGTTCATTCTAACCCGTAAAGGTCTAGTAAATCCTGCTCCTCTTGTTTTTTCAAGGCGAGTTCCGCAAGGACTGCGTTTTCCAGGTTAGCTTCTTCAATTCTAAACCATTCTGGGGAATTTGGAAGAGTGGGTTTTGCTTGTGGTTGATATAGCCAGTGCAGGACTTCTCTGTATGCATAAAGTACAGAGTCGGTGATGTCGGAGTGGAAGCGGTCTGAGATCTTTAGTTTGTCGGGCTTGTCTCTGTCCCACTCGAGTAGTCTTGAGTCTTCAGCGAAACGAGAAGTGCTTTTTGCCATGAGTTTAGCGTTTCTTAGCGCGTCGTTTACTAGTTCGATGTATTCAAACTTTCTTGCTTTTTCTGCCGCTACGATTGGGATTTGGAAGCGCTTTCTAATTTCCTCGGCTATCTTTTTGCCAAGGCCCCCTGTGTCCATGACTATCTTCATTGGGTCGTACGCGTTGATAAGGCGTTCTAGTCTTTGTGCTAGTTGGGTGATGGTTTCGGATTGGCCCTCTTCTTCGTGGACTAGGTAGACTTGTGGGAGTTTGTCGTGCCAGGCGAGGACTGAGATCGCGTCAGCGTCATCAAATCCGATATCCACTCCAAAAACGTAGTTCCACTTGCCGGCGATACTCGGTAGATCGTCAAAGTGATTCTTGTCGGATGAGTACTTAAAGACCATCGAATTGCTATCAGTGACCCACCTACCGAAACATTCGCGCTGAATTGTAGGATCTGATTCATCGATGCCTTTGCGTTTGAGTTCTCGCGCTAGCAACTCTTGGTGTGTTTTACCGGACTTAATTGGAAGCCACGGGTTATCAAACATGGTCCATGAGTGGTGGGACCATTCGGGGGATTGAGAGCAGTCGTAAAAGTACCCGGACGGAACAGGGCCTGGTGTACCGATGAGACAAAGAGTTCCTGAGTAGTCGAATAGGGCTTTTGAAATAACTTCGTCTACTAGGTTTTGGATGTAGCTTCTAAATGAACCGCACTCGTCGATGTAGACTAGAAATAGGGCAAGACCTCGGAACTTTTCTATTTCTGATTTGTCCTTAGCTCCACTTAGGTAGATGACGGAGTTGTTTGGGAACCACAGAGAGAGTTCCGTTTCGTTTGGTTTTCCGCCTAAGTTAAAGCGGCGGTTGATTTCTAGTAGTTCTGGCCAGAGGATCTTTCTCGCGTTGTTTCGAGAGAGAGTGATGTATAGACACACGACTGCCGGACGTGACTGAGCGGCTTTAATTAAGTGTGCGGCGCAGCCTACAGTTTTACCTGCACGACGAGAGCAGACAGCTGTTTTAAACGGTGATTCGTCTTGGATGAACTCTAACTGCTTATCGAAGCAGAAGTCTTTGAGTTCAAATTCCTGATTTTTCCTAGATAGGAGCTCGCCTATTAGTATTTCAGGGCTTGTCACTTGGTTTAATGACAGCGGATCGGACGTTGTTTAGTGGAACAACACGTGTGGAACCGTCTGGGTGTTGCATAAATACGCATTGCCCTTTGATCCATAATTTCACGTTGTGCTTTTTGCTATCCACAGAGGAGACAACGGCGCCGGGAACAGAAATGCCGATGTGAAAATCCACGTGAGAGACCTCTTGTTCATCTGCATAGACGTGTTTAAACATCTGCTCTTGTTTGTCAGACACTTGCGGCCTCGGGTTTGGTTTCAGAGTGATTTGTTTTGAGCTCATTTTCTACTTCCCACAATCTTTTGGTGATGGATTGGATGTCTGCTTCTACCTTGGCTTTTAGGTAATTTCTATCGCCTAAGGTGTGAAGAAGTTTATTCACTTCGGCTTCGCATTCTTCTTTTTTTCGTGGGGTAGTTGGTTCTTTTGGTTTCTTAGGTGCTTTCATTTTTTCTATCCACTTCATGTTGTTTCTCCTCAAAGAGCGTACGGATTATATTCTAGTTTGGGTAGCTTTTGACATATCCAATGTGAGTGCTTGGTTAGGTGCGTGTAGAAAGTTGTCTGTTTGGTGTCTAGGCCTGATTTGGCGAGCATCAAAGACGCAACGCCCATCTTCCTAAAATCCTGTTTTACGTAAACGTAGTGTGCGACTTGGGTGTCTTCTACTTTGCTTGTGGCAAGGAAACCTAGGATGACGTCTGGGTCTGTTTTTAGGCAGGCGATATGGACAGTAAAATCCGGGTTTGCTTCCATAAGTTTGATGAGATTTTTATGCGCAACCCAGTAGATGGAGTTCTTAATTTTGCGAGCAAAGGGGCTCGTTTTGTAGCTTTCTAGCCAACGGGTGTAGATGAAACCAAAGTCTTTGAACGTGGATTCTCGGACTGTGACTTTGCGGGATATGTTCATTTTGCTTTCAAAGAGGCTATGGCTTCTTCGGCCATCCTGGCAAGTTCTTGTGTTGGGATGCGGGATAGTTTCTTACGTTCGGACTCGTTTACGTCGTCGGCGTCGTTTGAGCAGTCGAGTAGCACTTTAACGTAACGCGCTAAGTCGTTAGCTGCGGTATGGGGTAGTTTTCTGCCTACGACCATCTTTGAGATGTGGGCAAGGTCTGCGTGGACTAGTTTTAGGGATTGGGTGAGTAGATTACGCGGGTGGTCATCCATCGTTTTCGTCCTCATCTTCCTCGACAGGCTCGTAAGTGCCTCGATCGGCCAGGATTTGTCGTATGTACGCGCTCCTGGATACGTCTATAACGGCCGCTTCTTCACCAAGGGCTAGCCAGGTATCATCGTCTACATAGATCGTTCTGAGGACCTTCCTAGACACTATTCCTCCGGGCATTCATCAACGGGGTCAGCCCCCTGGCCGCAGCACGGGTTGTCTAAATCGGTCCATTCACCACAAATTGAGCATCTACCTGACATACAAACCAATATACACTATACTAAAATACGATGCAAGTACCTAAGCCCAAACGAATCATAGACCGTAAGTTATTGGATTCATACCACAATATGCCATGCGTGATATGCGGAGCCCGCCCGTCGGATCCGGACCATATTCGTAGCAAGGGGTCAGGGGGGCATGATGAGCCCAGCAATCTCGCGCCCTTGTGCAGGTGGCACCATACGGAGAGGCACTACGTGGGCGTCGCGACGCTGGCCCACCGGTACCCGAAGTATAAGGCTTTCATCGAATCCCTCGGGTGGGAGGTTAAGTTGGTAAACGTGTGGAAAAGAAAAAACCCCAGTTAGTTCTTGCGAACTGACCAGGGTCTCTCTAATCTCTTATTTAGGAATTAAGATCTGTAAGACCAGCCTATACAGCAAATCTTACATCTTCAATTTAAAAATTTAGGGCAGCCAGACCAGGCTGAAGGCAGCGGAGGAGAGCTACTCCTATGAACCTGCTGGGTTACGCGAAGTAACCTGCCATTACGTTAGCATAGCTGAGCACGTAGCATCGTGGTTAGTAGGTCGTTTAGTCGGAATTCTCGAGTGGCGACTAATCTAAAGAGGGTCGGACCAATTCATAGGGCTTTGAGTCAGAATTGCTAGGTTTGGCATATGCGCTGAACGCCGGATCCCTCATCGGGAAAGATCACAGTTAACCGTAAAAGATACACTGGATCTACAGGGGCATATCCTAGTTAGTGAGTTAAGTACTACATAGTTAAATCTATGGGGGTTTGGGGGTCTTTGTTTAGCCGGTCAAACTCAATGGTGACTAAATTTTGTTCCAATATGAAGTGCAAGCACAAAGACATAAATTATTCGTGGGTTACGTTTAAAAATGGGACACGGCACGTTGCCAAAAAGTGTACTGAGTGTTCTAAGCACTTGGGATTTGAGAAACGTGAATTTGTTATCGGCGAAAGTATTGCCGAAGGTAAGACAAACCGTGAAAGAGACATAGAACTGGGCAAACCGGTGGGATGTAGGGTCTGCTTTGATGAATGTCGAGTTGGCATATCCGGCTTTTGTATAGACTGTGAAAGATCCGACGATGCCAAGACTTTAAGATTGTGGGCTGGGAATAGAAACTTAAGCATTTTTGACTTAAGTAGAGAGCAAATATTTGAAGCGTTAGAGTGAATTGGGGTTTGGATGGATCGGGTTATCGAATTATTGGAACGCATCGCTATAGCTTTAGAGGCTCAAGCCAATAAGAAACCAAGGCGAGAGAATCCTACTGAACCAGGGGCTGAAAAGTTAGCCATCCTATGGAACCAGTTTGCTCATCAAACACTACCAAGGGTCGATGGACTTAACTCTAAATCGACCAGGCACAAGAATGCAGCGGCTAGGTGGAAGGAAAAGCCCGATGAGAACTACTGGGTGGCTGTTTTAAGGCTCTTAAACGACTCAAGGTTCTGCCTTGGAGACAACCAAAGGGCCTGGCGGGCGGATTTCGAGTTCTTTGTGCGTCCTGACACTCACCACAAGCTTAGAGAGGGTAAGTACATGGGCAAGGACAGTACGACCATGCTTAAAAAGACCCCTAATAGGGTCATAGTAAGCCACCTACCCGACGGCACACCCGTTTACGATACGATTAAGCCTCAGTGACTATTCCCAAAAACCCAATCGCAACATGAGGAACTCAAACCGCTTCTTCCATGTAATTCTGCCGTGGGTATATTTTAATATGCAGCCCTTAAGTTCTGCTTTGTCCCAACAAATGTAGTGTCTTGTTTTCATCGATTAGCCTTGGGCTTTTTTGATAACTTCTCTCGTATACGCAGTCATCTCTTTCAATTCTTCGCGCAACCCCTTAGTGAGGCATGAAGAATCCACATCCTGGCTATAGCGAAACCAATACTGAAGCATTTCCAAAAGCTCTGGGGCGGCAGCAATAAGGGCTGCGTCAGAATGGGTAGGCTTGGCGTAGGTATCAGCTGCCAAAATAAGCCCTGCTTTCGCACTAACCCGTGGCGCCAGGATAAACGAGCCATCTGCTTCAATCTTATAGTCCCATGGGCCCTTCGTGTTCATATACGATCTCCTTTTATTGCCAGTTGTACGGCTCAATAGGCGTGTAGACAGGCTCTACGGCAGGCGTATAGGTAGCAGGTAGACCAGGGTTCTGGTTATAGGCCTGCGCTGTGTGCTGGTTTAGCCCGTTGGCAACTGCATGCCAGTTCGTACCAGCACAACCACTTAGCAACAATGTTGCAACAATTAGCACAATTCTCATAACGCCTCCACTGTTAGCTATTGCAAGACTTATGCACAGCGTTTTGTGCGTGCCATGTGAATAAAACTTGTTGAACTTTTATGCATAAGTCTATTTATTAGGCACCCACAGGAGTATTCATGGACACCATCCGAGAGAACCAGTCAGAAAAAATAGGGCAACTTGCTACCGCATTAGCTAAGGCTCAATCCACCCTACAACCAGCCAAACGAGACGCGTCTAACCCGTTCTTTAAAAGCCACTACGCCACTATGGAATCTATTTGGGAAGCCATCAGGGACACGCTAACCAAGAACGGGTTGTCCATAGTTCAATCCACTGAACTTGTAGGAACTGCGTGGGCGGTTAGAACAGTTCTTATCCATAGTTCTGGCGAATGGATCGACAGCCTCTACCCAATTTTGTCAGACAAACCAGGAGCTCAAAGCTTTGGAGCCGGGCATTCTTACGCAAGACGATTCAGCCTTATGGGTGTGGTGGGAATTCCCACTCACGACGACGATGGTGAGTCTATCACCGTGCGCGGGGATGAAACTGTCATTAATCGACAGTTACCAGCCAATACATCCGGGTTCACGCCTGGTATGCCGAATAGAAAGATTACAGAACCTCAAAGAAAGCGCCTGTTTGCTAAGTCTAAGGCTGCGGGACTCAACGAGGACGATGTAAAGAAACTCATCACAAGCTTCGGCTACCAATCCACTGCCGACATTGGTACCAAGGACTACGACACTATTTGTAACGCAGTAGACGCATCTACAAGCAAACATCCCGCACCAGAAGGGTTTGAGTTTGTAGCTTGGGAACAACATAAGGAATTCGAGGAGAAAGCATGAAGAAGTTGAAAACTAAAAAACTAAAGACGCTCGCCAAAAAGAGAAAAGAAGCGGGCTTTACTCAAGAGGAAATCGCATACCTAACAGGGTTATGCCAAAGCTCTATTAGTCGAATTGAACACGGTAGCCCTAGGCATTCTAAGGCGGCTAAAGTTAAATACATGCAGGCTCTACAAAGCTTATGACTGAAATCGAAGCCAAAGAACGCGCACAAAGAATCCTTACTCTGTGCCTTGGGGCTTCGGACGATAGGTTTCTATTCCTTACGGCAGAAATAGCTAGGGAACTACAACGGGTAGCCGAGGAGTGTGAGTGGCAACGGGAAGCGCTAAGGCGAGAAGAGAAATTCCGGCAGGTTGTATTGTCGAGTGTCCTAGATGCCGCTTTCAAGTTTTCGTCTACCGCACAGCGGTTAGGGCTGACTCAATATTTGTCGAGCAGATTAGGTTTCTTAACGAAAGGACCAACACCTACCGCTGCGAGCGATGCGAAGAACCATGGATGCAGTTACAAGGTAGAACCGCAAGAATCTACCTAAAAGGAAATGGATGGTATGAGCTTGGATAGTAAACACGCAGTCATAGTCCTAGTGGCAGGCATTTGGTGCTTAAGTATCGGCTTTTACTGTATCTACAAAGCCTACCAATTTTGGCGACGGACTGAACAAATCATTGCAGCTGCAACACTTGAAATAAATACAGCCAGAAGACTTATGGAAGAACGGTTTAAAGTGTTTATGAGTCGAAACAACTTAACTTCAGGGGAAATTCATAACGTTGATTGATAACGGGTTGGGTCTAACTTAAATTGGGGTTGCCCCCTGGCCGAATTGTTCGGTTAACAAATCCCGTTTTGTTTAAAGTGTACCCACACACGGGGGGCAATGAATTATGCCAAAGAATAAAACGCCATTAGTAATCTTTATTCTATTAATCGTCCTAGGGTTCTGGGACCTGTACTGTGAATTTTTCACCTCTTCGAACCTGACCGTTAGTAGCGTCATGGTTCAAGTCGGAATGAAATCACCGTTTGTCGTGTTTGTATTTGGGATGTGTGTTGGGCACTTCTTCTTTCGTAGTGGGATAGATACATGACCACACCAACCGAAAGCCAGGGGCCGTTATGAGTCTGGAAACGCTGAAACACTGGGCCCATTGGAGACGGGTGCATGTGACTAATTGCCCAGATCTCGCGGCTTGTGACATGGAATTCCTCACCGACATCGAAGCGCTGATTAAGTTTAGGGATGATGCGTTGGAAGTTCTTTGCTGGTATGCGAATCCGAAAAAATATTCGGATCAAAAGCCAGGTGACGTTAGAGAGTTTGGGTGTGGTTGCTGTGCGGGCATTGTGATTGATGATGGCACTACTGACTTCAATACGTCCGTGCAAGGCCAACGCGCTAGGGAGTTTTTGGAGACCATACATAAATGAAAGCACAACTCACATTCGATCTACCAGAAGAAGAACGACTGCTCGATGCCGCGCTGAAGGGGCAAGGACTGCAGTTTGCTCTCAAAGAGTTTCAAGAAAAGCTATTCCATATCAAAGACGAAGAAGATTTAGGCCCACTTGAGCAGGTGCTAATAGAGCGCATATGGCGCATGTGGAGAGACGAAACGGATGGGCTTGTTGAGTTTTAGCGGGGTATTTTAAACCACCTGGTTGGGAATAGTTTAAAATAACGCACCGAGTTTTTCGTCAGATAGAGTGAAGGCGGGTGTGGGGATGGTCCCTGCGCCCGTTTTAAAATTCATGCGCACAGGCTGGACAAACCTTTTTCTTTTTCTCCTTCGGGTCTTTAATCTCTGACATGTCTACTGAGAAGTCTTTGATCCCAAGCAGATCAATGTCGAACGGCCCCAAGTTAGGGATGTCCATATTGATACCGGCCAAATCTAACTCAGCCCATGCTGCTATCGCATTATCCGACGCGGCAAAGATGTACTCCTCATCTTCTGATTCGAAGTCTTGGTACATTACTGGAATCTCTTTTAACCCAAGTCTAGTTGCCGCTAGTAACCGCCCATGGCCGGCTACTAAGAACCCACTACGGTTAGATACAATGACAGGCTGTCGCCAACCTACTTCTTTAAGGATCTTAACGAACCTGTCGATCTGTTCCGGAGGATGAATATTTCGGTTGACCGCCGACGGCTTAATCGTATCTATAGGAACCATTTTTATTAAACCAGGGACCCTATTAAAATCTGACATCGTTAAGCCTCTTGGAGTAAATATGAGCTTATTTAATTCAATTTCAAAGCGAGAAGATGGCTGCTGGGACTGGTTAGGGGCATTTTCAAAAAAGAGAAAACCGGTGGTGCAAACGCCGAAGGGAAGATATTGCGTCAGGGCAATACTATACAAACCAAAGCTGGCAAGGACGGGTCTTGTTTCTAGATGCGGAAACGAAAAGTGTGTTAATCCAAACCATCTCGTTAAACGAAAGCCATCAAACCTTATACACGGAATGCGTCATACGAGAGTTTATCGTATTTGGAAGGCTATGAACACCCGTTGCAGCAACCCAAATAGCGACGATTTTGATGACTATATGGGACGAGGCATTCTAGTTTGCGATGAGTGGCGGCACAGTTTTGATCAATTTTATAAAGACATGGGTGAGCCAACCACTCCTAAGCATTGCATCGACAGAATAGATAACAATAAAGGATATTCCAAAGCAAACTGTCGGTGGGCAACGCAGAAGGAAAATGCGAACAACCGAAGAAGCAGCCTTATAATTACGTGGAACGGGAAAACCAAAACCGTAATTCAATGGGCAGAAACTATTGGCGTGGGTCCAAGCACGTTATACGGTCGTTTGCGTGTTGGATGGTCTGTTGAACGAGCCCTTACTGAGCCGGCTCACAAGAAATTCGCAACAAAGACTATTCAACCGAATCAATAGCGTTTTGAATTACTAGTCGTGCTTCCTCTACGGTAACTTTAGCACCAGGCTTAATCTGGCCTTCCACAACAACGTTACTGCCCTTTACCGTGAACATAGTGTTCGGCGGATCCACAGGGTCGTCAGAGCAACTGGATAGCAACAGAATGGCAAATAGAGCTAAAGCTTTCATCGGGTAAGCCCCTTCTTGTCGAGAGTAATAAGCGCCTTTTTTAGCGCATTACGATACGGTTTAGGGTCTTTCCCCTCTGTCACTTTGACATGAATGAGGACCTGAGGTGACCACATGTCGAACTCATTTGGCTCCTTAGGCTCTGGTA